TTATATGTAGTTCCACCTTCTTCTCCTAAACCTGGATATACAGGAGCATAATCTCCTTGTCCGTGAGGATCACCTAATCCAAAATTTACTTCTGGAGGTGGAGGTGGAGGTGGTATATTTAAATTTGGATTGTATGCACCACTAGGATGTCCTGGGCTTACTTGATTTACTGGTGGTGTAGTTACTGGTGGTGATGTTGGAGACCAAGGTACCCCATTATCTTGATGAGGATTAACCATGATTATCTAAGTCGAGGATGAATAAATTCTTCTTCTTCAGGATCTAATAAAGGCAAAGCGTTAAACCCACCACCCATTTCTGTAATTCCAATGGTATCACGTGGTTTATACATTTGTCTTCCATGTAATGGTCGACCTGGTACTTTTATTGGCATTTCATTATAAAGTCTGTTATCGGTAAAACCGCCTCTAATAGCATCTGGGGATAAATCGTCATCATACATCGTATCAGTTATAGGACTTGGATATACACCTTCGTACACAGCTGCTGGATCTCTTCGATTTAGCATTCCTAAATATCTTTCATCCGGATACTCATAAAATTCAGCGTCTTCATCAGGAATTAATCCTGGCTCACTTTCAAATAATCCTGGTTGTCTATCGGATGGTATCATTGCACTTTCACTTACAAATAATCCTGGTTGTCTATCGGATGGTATCATAGCTTCACCTTCAAATAATCCTGGTTGTCTATCAGAAGGTTGTGCATATGCTCCTTGAGTCATTTGTTGTGCTGCAAGATCTCTTGCTAAATTAGCACTAGCTTTTGCATTTTTAATAAATGACATTCCTGTTGTAAAATCTTCTGCACCATCTGCGCCGGCCATTGCACTTAAATAAGCTTCATTACCATAAAATTTAGAATTAGGATCCATGAATTTATCCATGTCTTGTTTAGTAATTCCAGCACGTTCAAAATATTTCATTGCTTGACCTAAACTAGAACCACGACTTGTATCACCCATAGCCATAATCGATGGATTTTCAAATCTATTTGGTTGGTTAGCGTCGTAAATTGCTTTGTTAAAAAATGCCATATTCTTTTCTGGTGATGCTCTGCCAAGAAGAGAATTTATATATCTGTGATCTGCTTGATTATTTGAAATACTACTCGCTAAATTCATTATACCACCAAGTCCTGGTAAATTTGGCAGATTAATATTTGGTGTTAAATCAGTTGCCATTCTAGTTACATCTTCTGCAAAATTTAAAGGAATATTTCTATCTTGAAAAGCAAATTGATCTTCTTCTTCTGGTAATACAGTGTCACCTAATCCTGGTTGTCTGTCAGATGGCACCATAGGTTGAGATCCAAATAATCCTGGTTGTCTGTTTGAAGCCATAAGACCTCTAATTCCTTGATTTGAAAATCCTCTTTGAGCATCTAAATTAGATCTTCCTCCCCCCATTGATCCTGGATTTCTTTGTAACTTTTGAGCTCTGTTTAATTCATTTACTGGTTCATATACATCTCTACCTGTAGATGACGTACGAAATTTATAGCCAGTAGGCGCCTTTTGCCCAGCATGTTGCCCTGATGTTACATAATCAAATAATGATGCCATTTTAATCTTCTCCTATTGCTCAGCCCTACGCGCCTGGTAGAATTACAGCTTTAAGCACAATTAATACAATAATTGCTACTATGCCCGCCTTAATCCAGTCACGCATTCCCCAATCATTCCATTCCTTCAAGTGTGCCCAAATATCTTTCAGTAATTTCATATTTACCTCCTATACTTAGTGAATTGTAGGTTTGCCTTGTTGGCCAACCTCTAAATAAATTTCATCGGCAAGTATAAACGAATCTAGCATAACTTCAAATACTTTTTGCGCCTCTTCAGGGCCAAGTACATTTACATAAAGATTACGTGTAACTGCCATTAAACCAGCTGCAACTACAAGTTGATCTTCTGGTTTACCTTCAATCTCTTCTACTACTAACTTTTCAGCTTTTTTCATAACTTCAGCGATTTTACTTATCTTTTCGTTTTCCATTTTCTTTCCTAGCCGCAGCTCTATCCCTCATTCCAGCAATTCGCTCATTGCTTCTGTTTTTCTCTTTATCTCTTAATGCAGCCACATTTTCTTTAATTTCAGCAGCTGAGTCTTTTTGACCTTCTTTTAAAAGTCCAAAAGATTCTTTTACCATCCCTAACTCAGAATTACTAGATACTTTTTCTCTCTCTATGTCAAGTTTTTCTGCATCAACGGCTGTCTTCATCAACATTTCTGTTTCATCTTGTTTTGTTTTCTGCATTAATTCAGCAGCTTTAAGATCAATTTCTTGTTGTTTTAGTTTAACAAGTGGGTCTTTTTCTTCTAATCCACTTCGTTGTTGTTCTTCAGCAGCCATGTTTTTAATTAACTTTGCTTCTAACGCAGAGATAGCAGCTTCTTTTCTAGTCATGTATTGTTGCTGCATCTGTTGCATTTGTTGTTGCATCTGTGGATTTTGTTGTGCTTGTTGTTGCATCTGTTGCATCTGCATTTGTAATTGTTGTGTTTGTTTTGCCATTTGTTTTTCAACTGTTTCTGCAGCCATAATTGCAATGTGTTGTAAAATATGTGCTTCCATCATTGCATATAATTGCGGATTAATTTGAACTGGTCTTGTAAACATAAATTCTGCATGTGCTTCAACATGTGCTTTATGATTTTGTTGTGGAAATGCTTTTGGTTCCGTTCCACGCATTGCTTCTGCATTTTCTGTTGCAGGGCTTTTTGGTGGTGGATTTCCTGGATCAGGTTTTAATAATGCATCTATATTATCAACATCTAATGCTTGGTATACTCTTCTATATGCTTCACGTAAATTATGTAATGCAGGATTAGCAATTGCTAATTGTAATTGTTGTTGCGCCAACATAACACGTTGAGACATAGAAAATATATTTGGATTAGATACTGGTAATATATCAATACGATCATCAAAGTCTGTTTGTTTAATCATTCTATTTCCGCCTTTAACTATGTATGGATATTCTGGCGGAAGAAACATTTGAATACAACGTGCTAGTAATCTAAATTCTACACCTTGTGCATGATGCAATCTTTTATGTATTGCGCTCATTACTTTAGTTCCACGTTCTAATAATGCAAGTGTTGTGCCAACAGGATTTTGTTCATTACCTTCTCCCATTTTCATATCTGCAATTGCTGCAAATGATTTACCTGCATCAACACAGAAACCTAATAGCGCAAATAAAACTTGCGATGGTTCTTTATATGGAAGTGGTAATAATGATTCTCTAATAGAAGCACCTGTTACATCTACATCTCTAAACTCACCTGGTTGTAATGGATCATCATGATCACGTATACGCATTCCACGTGCTTTAAAACCTGCTGGTAAGTTAGCAAGAGTACCTGCATCAATTAACTGCCGCAAAACACTTGTTGCAGTTCTTGATAACCCACCTAGCATATGTATTAGACCAAAGCCATAAAAGCCTAGTCCTGGGAGGAATTTGTAGTGTGTAAAATAGTCTATTCTATTTTTAAATTTATCATTCTCATTCCAATTTCTTTTTATAGAAAGTATTTTTGTAGAAAATTGATCAATTGTAACAACATAAGGAAGCTTAATTCCTGTTGGATCTTCAAATCCTGGAACATCTGCGTCCACATGCATTTCTAATAATACATGTTCATCATCATCTGCTGCTAAATTATCACTTACGCCGTGTAATTCATCAACTTTATCTTCTACATCACTAGTTGAAACTGAACCTGATGTAATTGGTATATCGCGATAAAATCCACTTACTTGTTGTTTTCTAAGTGCATTATCATCAACTTTTGTCACATGTGTAATTCTAACAGCATCTTCTAGTGATGATGCCATGTAATTAATTACACAATCTTCACTTGACACAAATTTAGAAACTGGACGTTGCATTACAGCATCATAGTATGTTTTTTTAAATGCTGAACCAGATAAAGGTAAATAAAATAATAATTGATCCATATCTGGGTCATATTCTTTCATAACGTGTGTAATTTGATAATTCATAAAATCTTTTACACGTTTTGCTTGTTCTTCTATTTGTGGTGTAATTTCACCCATTACTTCTGTATTAACTGGTCCTGCCGGTGGTAATAATTCTTTATATGCTTGTGCTTGAAATTGTGTTGCTGATTCTGCCAATAAAGGATGAATAACACCACTTGCACCTTCAAAAGGTTGTGTGCGGTCCTCGTATTTGAATCCAAGCATATCTAAACCTTTTGTATAAGCGTCTTCCCAATCCTTTCTAGAATTTTTATCTGTTTCGTAAGCTGCGGTAACTGAACTTCAGTACCAGCTCCAGAAATATCTAATCCGTCATTGAGCGCTTCAATTGCTTTTTCTATTGCACCAGAAGCAGGCATTCTTGATTTAATAGCCATTATTATTTCCTCTTACCATATTTTGTTTAACAAATCCACCTTTACTATAAACTGGAATAGTTGATTCACCAGGAATACGTTGTCCTGTGTTTATATCACGCATTTCAATTAAAGGAATCTTTTCCCATGTAAATCCGTTTCCGTCAACTATTGTTGTGTCTTTAAAATTAAATCCACTCTTTTTAGCAATTCTTTTCATCGCTTTTACTCCTATCTCATCATAAAATTTATCTCCACCCTTAGGTATACCACCATGTGCCTTTTTCATCTTTCCAGTTGAAAGTGCAATGCCGTCATACCCCTTATCAGCTGCCATCTTCATTAATCCTTGTAAAAACACTTTTGCATAGTTTTCAGATTTTTTAAATGGTGCATCTGGGTGAACTTGTCCACTTTTACCTGTTAATTGCTTCTGTTCTTCCACTTTTGCCTTTAATTTCTTAACATCTGCCACTAATTTCTTCATTGCTTTCTCAATATTCTTTAATTCAGCAACATTTTCCGGTGATTCACGTTCTACACGTGTTAAATTCATAATATTATCCTTTCTAAGCCTTGTTGACTCCAAAGTTTGCATTTTTTTGTCTAATTGCGCCGCAAAATCGCCCATTTCTGCCAAAACATTGCCTTTATCGAGCCTTGGAGCGTATTTATAGCCTTTTTGAGCCACATTTTGGTGTAAATCGGACTGTATTTCTTCCATAAGTAGTATTTTTCGACCATTTTCATCAATTCTTTCACTAAATCTACCCCATCCAAAGGGTGCATTACCACTACCAGTTAAAGGTCCTCTTCCAAATTTTTCGCCACTAAAGTGTCCAGAATCATATGCTTTTTCTCCAGCTCTTACAGCGCCATCATCAAAGTTAAAAAAGAACTTTAATTCGCCGTATCCAGAACCACCAGGAATAAATTGTGCACCATCATGTGCTGGTGATTTTTTACTTTTAAAAAAGAATCCTCTACCTTCACTCATATCACCTAAACGATAAAGCCTCTCC